AAAGAACTGCACGAGGAATTGAATTTCATTCGCAAAGCTATGGGGCATGTATCTAGAAGTTATGAGATGGAGACATATAGATACGAGAACACTGACAAATATAAATTTACTAAAAACTTTGGGGAAAACTCTCAGTGCCTCATAATCGGTCCGCCTGGCTTATCCGAAACTACGCTTGACATTAGTGCGGGATAGTGTTAAGATAGTAAGATGCTTGATGAAAAAACAGCCGACCTCATAACTCCTGAAATTGCAGGGGTAAATAGAATTTTACCTCATCGCCACAAGTTCGCCTGGGACTTATTTTTAAAAGGGTGCGCCAATAATTGGATGCCTACAGAGATTTCTATGCAGGAAGACATCCAGCAATGGAAGGGCGGAGATATTTCTCCTGACGAAAAGCTTTTAGTGAAGAGATGCTTAGGTTTCTTTGCGGGCAGTGAGTCCTTAGTGGGTAACAACCTTCTTCTTTCGGCCTTCAAGTACGTCACGGACCCCGAATGTAGGCAATACATTTTAAGGCAAGCGTATGAAGAAAGCCTCCACAATTTAACCATCGTTTATATTTGCGATAGCCTCGACCTAGATATAGACGAAGTCTTTCGTGCTTATGAAACGGTCCCCTCAATCAAAGCAAAGGACGATTTCTTAATGGAGATCACAACTGACCTAACCAGAAATGATTTTTCCACCAACACACAAGAGGGCAAGAAGGAACTGCTTAAGAATTTATTTACTTATTATATAATATGTGAGGGTACCTTTTTCTTCTCGGGCTTCGCAATGTTGCTGGCACTAGGAAGACAGAATAAACTCCAAGGGATTTCAGACCAAATAAAATATACATTACGCGACGAGAGCTTGCATATTGAATTCGGAACTTACCTTATCAATACTTTGATCGAACAAAATCCCAAGATATGGACAAAGGCCATTCGTGAAGAGTTCACAGAGCACATGAAAACCACTGTGGAATTAGAAGTTGCCTACGCCAAAGAGGTATTGCCTACAGGCATCCTCGGTTTAAATGCTGATATGTTTGTGGATTACATGCATTACATCGGCAATCGCCGCATGGCGGCCATTGGTCTTGACTATAGGTTCCCATCGGATAGCAACCCCTTCCCTTGGCTATCAGAAGTAGTAGACACCCAAGCCATGACCAATTTTTTTGAAAGGCGTGTCCGAGAGTACCAACAAGGAGGAGCGCTTGAGGACGATTTCTAATGATACGGACAGCAGTTTTTACCCATTGGGCGGTCCCCAATTATTTAAATAGATATTGTGGTTTTAATACTCGTGAAGATTTCATAAGTTCTTTTGTGTTGGCCATTTACTGCGCAAAAATGTTTTTTAAAAAGGTGGTTTTGTTTACTGACAAGCAGGGCCACAGAGAGCTTGACCCTTTTTTGCAACTGTTTGATGAGGTTCATTTAGATATTGAAATATTAAACACGGAAGGTGTCCCTCGTAGCTTGTGGGCTTACCCCAAAATGATAACCTATGCCGCACAGAAAGAGCCCTTCCTGCATATTGACAATGATGTTTTCTTTTGGGAGCGTCCACCACTTGCTTTCCTGCATCAGGAGTTAGTGTGCCAGAGTGTAGAATACAAAATGCCTATGTATGATTTTTGTTTTAAACGAATCATGGAGTCTCCCTTAAGGCATGATTTTTCTCAGTTCTCTAATCTATTTAAAAAGCTGGGATGGATGGTGGGAATTAATAAGAAAAAGGTTAACAATCCTGTACTCACTCCTAATTTTGGTATCTTTGGAGGTACAGATGTAGATTTTATTCAGAAGTATGCCAACAAAGTCTTAACTATTTTACGAAAAAAAGAAAATATTGCCTACCTAAAGGCTCACGATCTTGGAGATTCCTTTAATGCCATCTACGAACAGTGGTTTTTTGGACAAGAAACTTTTGCAAGTAACCGAATAGTAGTTCCATTGTTAGAGCCGCCCCCAGGATATCATGTTTGTAATAGAATAGATATGAAGCGGGATGGAGCGCAAATTTATAAGGGGTCCAAAGATGTTAAGTATACCCACTTGGTAGCAGGTTCTAAGCGGGACCCGTATATGGCCAAGAGAGTGAGGGCAAAAGCTCAGCGGATGCTTCCCCCACAATTAGTTAAGTTTTTGTCTTCATAATTATATTTAAGTGTAACCATTCTATATAATATGCCTTTACCCAAGAAGCAGAAGGAGGAAAGTAAGGAACAGTTTATGGATCGCTGTTTAGGAGACAAGGTATCTAAAAAAGAATTTACCGACATCAAGCAGCGCATTGCGGTTTGCTTAAGTCAATGGAAGGAGAAAGATAAATAACATGGCAAGTCCCAAAACTATTCCGAGCAAATTATGCGCAGCAGGAGCGGTTACCCCTGAAGCGAGCGGCACCACGAGGCCCAACCAATTATATATTACCGCTATTTTAAAGGCGGGCACTACAGTTATTGATGGTGTATCAGTTGCTTCTGCAGGCCCCGTTTCGTTTCCGTCTCCTATTTTATGCGATACGTTTACAGCAGCTGGCGCAGGAGAAATAGCGTATTACGAGCAATAAAAGCGAACAATGCCTGATTCGCATGAGACACCTAGTAGTATTAATGGGTCGACCGTTAAACATACTCCTGATAACGGCAATTACTTTTATATTACGGCGCTCTTAAGGCAGGACGATTTAGTTTATGATCCTCCCAATGGGGTAGAGGCGGATGAAACTGTAAGTAATGCGGGGCCTATGGATTTTGATTCCCCCCTTCAAGTTGGTTCTTTTACTCCCACAAGCGTGGGCCAAATCGCTTATTTTCAAGAGGGACCCATTGGGGCTCAATACTTATAGGTGTCTTCTCCAGCAACAGTTCCTGCCAGCATAAACTCTACCGCTTCTATTGGAAGCCAGAGAAATATATTAATTTCTAGTATTAGCAGGGCCCAGACAGTCAGCATAAATGGAGTCCAGGTAGTCCTAGATTCGGCAATTGAATTTCATTCCCCCGTCCAGTGTCAAAATTTTTATGCTCCGCACGTAGGCTCTGTAGCATTCGAGGCCCAAGGAACTACTAGTGCCTATGCCTTGTTAGTTAAATATGAAAATTTTGCAATCACTACGAGCACTTATGACTTCACGGTTGGAGGTGGACCCAGTTCTGTAGTGGCACAAATTATTAGCGATTACGCTTCAGCGGGCGTTGAGGTAGATGCCTTGGGGACCGTGGAAGATTTAATAGCGGATACAGATATTATTGATGGTTTGGGAATCAGCAATATTAATAATGTCTTTGTTAAAGTAGAAGACCCTTCAAAGCTATCTCCCAATTCCAGTAATTCTTATTACTATGACGACGGGGGATTAGAAAGAAATTTTTATTTACAAACAAATACCAATGGCTTAAGACATACTTATAATGGAGTGCATCCTTTTAGTTCAGACAATTTATACATTAAGTCTTGGACGGGAGCAAGAAAATGTTTAATTAAGTTAAAATGATTTTTTATATTTTAGTTCTTCTTTCGGCGCTTAGTATTTCAGCAACGGCAGCTTATTTTAGTATCCTTGGTCTAGCTACTATGTTTCCTGGCAGTGCGCTCTCTGTAATTATTATGGGTACAGTATTAGAGGTTGGCAAAATTGTAGCCGCGGTATGGCTGCACTCCCATTGGAAAGAAGCAAATAAACTTATTAAATGGTACCTTACTATAGCAGTAGGGGTATTAATGTTAGTCACCAGCATGGGTATTTTTGGCTTCTTATCAAAAGCTCACATAGAACACAGTTACTTAACTGAGAAAGAGATGGCTCAGGTTACCCAAATAGATGAGAAGATTGCACGAGAAAAACAATTCATCTCTAGACAAGACGCTTATATCAAGGACGAAGAAAAAAGGCTTACCTCCTCTAAGGATATTAATCTTATAGATATAGAGCGAGAAGAAAAAAGAATAAGTCAGCTAAACGAACAATTAAATAGAGATATTTCTTTTGAGCAGACTGCTATCGACAAAATAGTAGAGAGAAGGCAGGAGCTAGATGCCTCAGTCGCAACGCTTGAGGCATCGCCAGGAGGATTATTCTCCACCAAAAAAGACAAGCTAGCAAAGCTGACGATCGCTCAGGCAGAGGAGCGCGCAGACATTCAAGCAAAGATTAAGACTGCGGAAGATAGAATACAGACTCATCGCCAGAAAGCGGACAAAGAGATAAAAGAATCTCGAACAAAAATCGCCTCCTTTCAGCAGGACAGGGGGACGGGGCACGATACTTCCAAAGATGAGATAGAGAAGTATAATAACCAAATCAATGAAGCCGCAGACCGCATTAATGAATTGCAGATCACCAAGCTTGGTTTTGATGATAGAATACGAGCCCTCGAAGCTGAAGTTGGTCCTATAAAATATGTTGCAAAGCTATTTCAAGACTTAGGTGCCAGCGAAATAGCCTTAGACAAGGCGGTACGTATGGTCATAGTTGTATTGATTTTTGTTTTCGATCCTCTTGCAGTACTGTTAGTCCTAGCTGCCGCAGGAGGACTACATAAATATTTTAAGCACAAGAAGATAGAGAAGTTTCACGATAAATTAGAAGGCTTAGACGTAGACGCATTGTTTGAAAAATTCACCGAGTTAGATTCAAAAATTGAACAGCTTCAAGCCCGCAAAGACTTTGCACCAGCCAAAGAAGTAAATGACCTTCAGTCGCAAGTAGCCGAATTAAATCAAGAGCTCGATGAAATCCCCAACCTTCCCGACAAGGAAGGAATTAAGAGTATTATTGAATTTTATGAGGGCAGTAAAAAAAAAATAAATAATAACAAGGATGGAATTGTTTTTTACAGAAAAGCGCATAAGGAATTAAAAAAAATGCAAACTTTAGCTCGCAGGAATCAGCATCGCATACATTTAGTTAATAAAAAAACCCAAGAAAATAAAGCCACCCAGAATACTAGCTTCCATAAACTAGTAAATAGCATCAAAAAGAAAGTCGAAAAATTTTGAAATCTTTGAGGCCCAGTATATCATATGGGATGAAGTATATTACATTATTCTTGGCATTTTTAGTTGCGACACCTGTTTTCTCAGAAGACTTAAAAAACAGAAAGCGTGTCGCTAATTTCCTTCAGGATGTTTCTGTCACCATTAAGTCCGAAGGAAAGTGGAGTAAGTCCGAAGGTTCGGGAGTTCTTATTGTAAGAGAAATCGAAGGGGAGGAAGTCACTTTTGTGTGGACTGCGGGGCATGTAGTAGATAATCTTAGAAGCGTTAGGGATGTCATTGATGAAAATGGACGGCCACGAAAGGTTGTAGAATTCCAGGATGCACAGATCGTCAAAGAGTTGGTGGCTGAGGGAAGGCGTGTTGGAGAGATCAAGATGGACGCAATGGTAATTAAATATTCTAATGCAGATGACGGGCATGACCTAGCCCTTCTAATGGTAAGAGCAAAAGATTACTCAAAAGAAAGCGCTAGATTTTATCTTAATAAAGACGACGCCATCATTCCAATTGGAACTAGTCTTTTTCATGTAGGTTCTTTACTGGGGCAGATGGGTGCAAACTCAATGACGACAGGAATTGTTTCTCAAGTTGGTAGAATTCACGGTAAAAGAGAGTACGATCAAACTACCGTCACCGCATTTCCAGGATCCTCAGGTGGCGGAGTGTTCCTCACCGATGGTCGTTATGTGGGTATGCTCGTAAGGGGTGCTGGGGAGGGTTTTAACTTAACCGTTCCTATCCGACGTATGAAGAGATGGGCGTTGGAAAACGATGTGCTTTGGGCTATCGACCCCAACATAGAGTCCCCCTCCTTAAAGAACCTTCAAAAGATTGCGATCGAAGATAGTGGTATTAAAAGCGGACATTCAGAAGGAGGAGAAGCAACAGAGGTAACTCGCTATCCTTTCTTAATCAAAACAGAACACAAGCTTGACATTTACAAGTAAATAGTGTAAACTCTTTTTAGTTATTTGATATGGGGATGACAAGGATTCGACTTGTTAGCTAAATTTTTTATTGCAAGTAGGAGTGGGCTGGCTCCTTAAAAAGCCCAAGGCTTATATAAGTGCCAAATCTAAACTTGTAAATGGTCTGCTTGACCGCTTCAATCCTTCCAAGAAGGTTGCAACCCGCAAGGTTGTTGCTCGTAAGAGTGTTGCACGTCAGCTGGCTGCCGTAGCATAAGCTACCCCTTGCATCTGGGACGCAGATAAAGGAATGCGAGGACGACATCTGCAAAAATAGAAAAAGTTATTCATATTCACAAACTGTAGCTCGCTGAGTATTCGGAGACAAATAAATGAAATTGAATGTTGAGTTTGCAACAACATAAAAAAGCAGGACAAACTTGTAACGAGATAGACTATAGATCTATACAAGGACGCGGGTTCGACTCCCGCCATCTCCACCATTTTCTTCTTGACTTTTTGCGATATATCGTATATTCTAAAAAATATGAAAACCAAGTTAGCAAGGTAGTGGACGACAGACATGAATAACTGTTTAAATAAAAGGCAAATCATTCAGCGGCATATCAATGAGCCCAAGACAAACAAGAGGGCATTCTGGAAAAAGGAAATGACCCTCTTAAATAGGTTCCTTAAAGAATTCCCCGATCAATGCTTCTGGAGCATGGTGGATTTTCATCAAAAGTTTGACAGCCTCGCTATACTTGCCAGTACCAACTGGAAAAAATTTGTAAAGAAAAAATATTTGGATTACAATTATGTTGTACCTAAATATGAACCCCCAAGACTAGAAAAAACTAAATTAGGAGCAGATGGAAACATTGAAAAGCGTAAAAGAACAATCAAAGATTTTTTGTCAGAGTAAGATGAGTGGAACATTAAATAAAATCAAAGCCTTTCTTGACGACAAGGATAATAAAAAGTTTCACTATAATGATTATGAGGAACTGGATTATAAGATATCCACGGGTAGCCTCAATTTAGACCTTGCTTTAGGGGGAGGGTTCCCCGCAGGAGTTCATCGCTTTACGGGGGTTAACGAGGGAGGGAAGACCTCTTGTGCTTTGGCTGTGGCTAAGCGCTTCCAGGATCGTTTTGGGGAGAAGGCTCTAGTGGTTTATATTAAAAGCGAAGGACGCTTAACTAAAGAAATGGTGACTCGAGCGGGGATTGACCCAAGCGAAGAAAGATTCTTTAAATTTGATTGTAATGTTTTTGAAAAGGTTTTTGAACTAATTCGGCTTTTAGTAAAGGAGAATGAGGAAGATAAAAAATATCTTTTTATCGTAGACAGCGTTGATGCGTTATGTAGACAGAATGATTATGAAAAACCTTTTGAGGATAGTGAGCAGGTTGCTGGAGGAGCTTTAATTACTTCGGTTTTCTTAAAGAAAATGGTATTACCCATTATTAAGCTTAATCACATGATGATTTTGACCTCACAGGTTCGAGTGGAAGTTGCCACTAACCCTTATGCTGCTCGTGGGGGTCCAAAGACTAAGCAGGCAGGAGGCAACGCTATCAAGCATTATGCCAATTTTATTTTAGAGTTCCAAGAGAGATACAACAGCGATATCATTTTCGAAAAGCCAAGTGCTGCTAAGCTAGAAGATAAAGGCAGCCCTATTGGGCACCAGTGTAAAATTATTTTCAGAAAAAGCATTAACGAAAAAACAGGAACGTCAATCCGCTATCCCATTCGTTATGGTCGGACAAATGGAAGATCTGTCTGGAGGGAGCGTGAGGTATTAGACATGGCTTATCTTTGGGGGTTCCTAGAAAAGAAAGGCGCATGGATTTCTCTCGACAAAGAAATTGTAGAGAAGTGTGAAAAGGCAAAAATTGAGTTTATCGAAAAGATACAGGGCGAGCCCAAATTAATAGATTATCTCGAAACCCACGAGCCTTTTTGTAATTTGCTTTTAGACTTAATAAAACAAGAAGTAGACTCCCTTAAATGAAGTTTAAAACCCTAACGGGGGCTACTCGAAACATTGCTAATGCTAAGAAATATCTTATCAAGTGGGAAGGGAAAAGCAGGAGCAAGATCCAGAAGTCAACAAAAGATTTTCTTAAAAAATACTGGGAACCTCATGTGGTTTTCGAAGAGTTTCCAGTGGCTGGCACAAAAATGTCGCTAGACTTTTATAACGCTAATAAAAAAGTAGCCATAGAGGTACAAGGAGCACAACACAAGCGATATACTCCTTTCTTTCATGGCAATAATAAATACAACTATATCAATCAACTAAGGAGAGACCAGAACAAACAAGAGTTTTGCGAGATGAATAACATAAAGCTTATCGAGATCTATTCTATAGGTGAGCTGACTAGAGATTTCTTCAAAAAAGCAGGAGTTTTGTTGTAAATGGTGTAATATATAACAATGAATTTTGATCCCGATAACGTCCCAGAATTTAAAATGCCAACGAAAATGTTGGATAAAGTTTATGAACTTTCAGGCTCCCGTGAAGTAGGAAAAGGCCTGCTCTTGGGCTACCTTACTCAAGACGGATCCCCCCTTATTTTTATGAAAACCAATAGTAAAATAGTGGAGATGGGATTAAGGAAGGCTATGGAGTCGTACCTCACAGAAATGGAGGAAGAAGGAACCACTTCTTTAGGCATGGCGGGCGGCTTTGATGACATTGATGACGACGATGAGGCCAAATATTAGTCCTTGACATTTGAGGTTATATATAGTATCATCCTTGCATGATCGAATCCAAAGAGCTTGAGAGACATGTATTGGCTGGCCTCATTAAGCATCCATCAATTTACGGAGAAATTGCTCCATTTTTAAATGAGGATGACTTTTCTACAAACTCCAGCCAGGTTCACGCTACGCTTTTTAAGATATTAAAAAACTGCATCAGCAAAGGAGAAGAAGACCTAGATGAAGTTGTTTTAGCGCAGAAAGTTAAAGACTTTAATATTTCCTTCGAGGACAATATAGATACAGGGCAATACATAGCGTCCCTTGGTTTACGGAAAATTTCCAAGACAGGTACTGTTAATGCGGCCCGCGAACTAAAAAAGGTGAGTGTTAGGCGTGCGATCCGCGACGCTGCAGTTCAAGTAGCCAACAAAATGAAGAGTATGGGGTCGAACCATACCTTTGAAGAGATTATCGAGCATGCTGACTCTATTTATAATAAACAGATTGATCTCTACCATGTTAATGATGGGCCTCAAAATATTTATGAGTCCATGGAGGGGTTTATCGAAGAGAGGGGGGATAACCCCCGCACTGAATTTGGGTTTATGGGGCCCTTCGACCGCATCAATGAGTTGTACGGCTCTCTTCTGCGCCCAGGAAATATTTCGGTCGTGGTAGCTCGCTCAGGAGTGGGGAAAACTACTTTTTGTTTAGATTTCGTCACTAAAGTTTCAGAGAAATATGAAAACGTCCCAGTCTTACACTTTGATAACGGAGAGATGTCTCAGGAAGAATTGACCATGCGTCAGTGTGCAGCATTAACCAAGGTTCCTATTCATTATCTAGAGACAGGGCTCTGGAGGAACAATGCAGATTTTGTTCGGCGAATCCGAGCGGCCTGGAAGACAATTAAAAACTTTAAATTTTATTATTATAATGTGGCTGGACTCCCCGTAGAGGAGATGGTGAATGTTATTCGTCGTTTTTATTATTCCAATGTAGGCAGGGGGAATAATCTGATTTTTAGCTTTGATTATATTAAAACCACAGATCAAACCAGCAATCGCAACGAAAGCGAGTGGCAGACAGTCGGCAATATGGTTACTAAATTCAAAAATTTAATTCAAAAAGAAATCTTAGGTGATGATGGTCCAGTTATTTCCATGATAACAAGCGTGCAGAGTAATCGTTATGGAATTACCACTAATAGGCGAGCG